GGAACTNTNGCTGAAGCAGCGAACGATGGCAAATCAGCGGCCCGTAAAGCTATAGGAAACGTAGTCAGCGACCTCTTTAATGATATGGGGTTAATGCAATATGATTCTGGGTCAGGTAAATTATCGCTCTTGTCGGGATCTAGTAAGTTTGGATTAGACTTAGGGTTCCTTCAAAAGCTTTCTTATATAAATAGTTATTTATCAGAAATTGAATCTTTTGTTAATCAAGGCATAGAAATTTACGAGGAGATTGCTAAGTGTATTGGAGATATGGAAAATTTCCTTAAATCTACTGGCCCTCCCGAGATTACAGGAACGGGAGGTATTGGGGGAGGAGCCGAAGATCAGTATACCGAAGAGTATAGAAGTGCCGCTTTGGGGGTGGCAAGACAACAGGTGGAAGCCGCCACAGTATTTATTAATCAATGCGACGAGTTAATTTTAAATATAGGCACCGTCTTGCGCGAGAGACAGCGTGCTGTGGATGAAGAAGTTCAGCAAGACGAGCCCATTTTCCGCTTGGTTTACGGCCCTCCTGTTTCTAAGCAAGGAACCTTTATTTTGTCAGAAGATGGCCTTTACTTTGATTCACAAACTCGTCTTTATAATGGCAAGCATATTCCTGATGCCTCGGATATTGGGGTTGTTATTGATAGCGAAAAATGGAAACTAGACTATGCTCCTAACTTAGGGGGTCGTGGTGACTTAGTTTCCTTAGAAAGTTTAAATACTTATGTTGATACTGTTTTTGATATTAATATCATTGATAATACAGACACAATAAAAACCTTTTATTCAGCAGATCATTTTCTGAATGTTATAGAAGGACAAAAGGACAAGCTTGTTTATGACCTATCAGCACAGGTAGGAGAGCTTGTAGCATCAGGATATACCCCTGATTCAGCCCTCGTTATTAACTTAAAGAAAAGTATAAATTCTACTATCACTACATTTGAAAACAAGATTAACAAAAGAAAAAAACAAATTGAGGTCGCTGTAAAAGGGCCTGGGTTGTTCGGTTCGGATCAGGTTTTTGCTCCTGGAACCATTCCCGTTAATGATTTTTCTTATTTAAGTTCTATTAGTATTGATGTAGCTTTATCTCAACAAGAGGCGTTAACTTTTGGAGCAGGTGAGGTAAAAGACGTTGTTCTTCCCATAAACCCCGTATACGTTACTTCGTATGGGAGGAGTTCTAATGTCCTTCTACAGCCTTTAGTGATTCCTCCTATAGGGAAAGGAGCTATTGTATTTAATCATTCTATATCCAGTACTGAGGCTCCTGCCATTTCTCTTACAGATCAGATTGAAACAGTAGGGTTGTTTGGGGTTTATAACTTCTTGAAGCCTGATGGAGTAGCTCCTGACTCTACAGTGTTTGATAGTTGGAACTGCGCGTCTATTGGAACCGAAAGTAATGGTCAGCTTATAGGCAACACCCCAGCAATCTTCACTTCGGGATTGGGGGTCCCTCTCTTAAAGGGTCTCGCTCGGGTTAACGGGGGAGACTTTAAATTAGCGCAAACAGCGGGGGCCTTACGCTTACCTCCTACGCAGGAATTTCAAAACCTTTTTTATAACCCTAGTGGGTGTAGTATAGAAAGTTGGGTTCATATCCCTGCATATGGTACAAGCGGAGACTTTAAGGAAGTTTATGGGTCTGGGGTTCCGAATTTATACCCAGATAAAGGGGAGTGGGGTGATTATAACTATTATAAGATTCTTTTAGCAAACGAAAATACGGGAGGGGATATTGAAGCCCCAAGTGTAAGTGCTTTGTTTGATGCCAAGGGAAGCAACAGTACTAGAGGCTTGTTGATAGGATTTACTAGAGATCCTGTTATATACTCAAGCTCTTTAGTTCTTCCTGGAACCAATACAGCACCAGCAATTAATACAAACTTCTACGACACATCTGATACAGTAGCTTCTAGTTGCTTCTTTATTGCCCCTACGATGTCGGTAAATGGGAGTGCAGTAGAGTTTGTTCCTACGGACGAAAATTGTGCAAATAGCGGTTTCAGAAAATTAGTGGTATATGATGATGCTTCAGCCGCAGCGTATGATGATGGTATGGGCTTAGAAACTTCCACCCCAAAATCATTCATTGACGTTTCGGGTAACTATATGCATATTCATATGTCTTTTAATATTAAGGATGATAAATGTTCTGTATATTTAGATGGAAATTTAATGGCAGACACTTCTCTAGCTAATCTTTTTGGTACTCAAGTGGGCCAAACGCCAAAGGTCCCAACCTTTATTACTCCAGAAAATTTCCCGAACCCAAGTTTCTTTTATTCTCAGGATACGGTTAACCAAACTTACCCTTCCACAGTATTTAATAATGGTCCTAGGAATGATCAATACTTTACCCCCTGGATTGTGGGTGGGGGGTGGACTGAGGGTTTCCCCATCACCCCTTCTTCTGTTTACGAAGGGGTTGCTCCCGATGATACATACGAAACTCTCCCAATAGAGGGAGGGTTTATGGGAACTAGGCATGGCATTTCTAGTGGGCTAAACGGCCATGTGGGAAGTTTAAAATTTTACTCTCGGCCTCTAACTATTAAGGAGGTCCGTAAAAATTATGAAGCACAGAAAGGATTTTTCAAAAATATTAAATTATGAGTATTGAGTCTACTACAATTTATGGGGTTATTCCTGGAGAGACGGCGAAGAAAGAAGCCACTGGTGAAGGTAGCTTGTCTCCTATTTTGGGGGTATGTTTCCCTCTTTCGAAAAAGGAAGAGGTATCCCCTAATATCTTCCTAAAAGCCCGAGGCATGGACTTAATTAAAAGTATGGTTCGTCAGTTTGTAAAAACGGAACGAGGAGAGCGCGTGATGCTTCCTAACTTTGGATTATCTTTAAAGCGGTTCTTGTTTGAGCCCATAACTCCTGATCTAATTTTAAATATCGAAAACGAAATTTACACAGGGTTCGCTCAGTATCTTCCGCAAGTCCGTATTTTAAACTTACAGGTTATGGATGGCGATAATGTGCAGGGGCTTGGCCTTCCAGGCATAAAAATAACCTTGGTTATTTCTCCTATAAATTCTAATGAGCAAGCTCAAATTGCAGTTAACCTATGACAACACAAGATTATAACTTACCTCCCGACATCCCTTTTATTTCTGCTAAATCCGATTTCCAGAAACTTTTACCTTCTAATCTCAGCGATACGCAGAAAAAAGCTTTAATTAATTACGCCTCTACTGATTTCGGCACCTTGCGTGATTCCTTAGTTGCGTATATTCAAGCAGCTTACACAGACGATTATCAGAACATCGCTGAATCTGATTTCGGAATGATGTTTACAGAGCTAGTTGCCTATATGGGCTCAGTCCTTTCTTTTAAAGCTGATGCATTAGCCAATGAAAACTTTTTACCTACAGCCAGAACTCGACGGAATGTAAAAAAACTATTGGAGCTTATTGGGATTAGAATGAAGGGTCCAACCTCCGCAGGAGCTACGGCTAAATTATCCTTAAATACCCCTATCACCCCCGAAGCCGAAGGAGGCCCTACCGAAGTTACTATCCCTGCCCAGAACCGAACCATAGCAGTCACTTCTCCTCTAGATGGAGGCGCACTAACCTATACGCTGTATAAAGTTCAGAATGGTAAAGTTGCTTCCTTGAACGCAAACTCTACAGACCTTGAGTTGTTGCCAAGTGAAGTTAGCAATGATGCTAGTACGGTCTGGAGTAACTTAGCATTATTAGAAGGGGCGTTAATCGAAGAGAGTGGAACTTTTGACGATACGGAAATCTTTAAAACAATTAACTTAACTCAAGGTCCTGTTATAGAAAACAGTGTGCAGGTTTTTGTTAATTCAGCGGAGCCTTTATCTGGTACGTATTTCCAAGTGGATAACCTTTTTTCTGCCTCAGGGGCTACGGATCAAATATTTGAAACTATATATGATAATTCATATAATGCCTTTCTTCGTTTTGGAGACGGAAAGGTAGGGGCCTCTCCTCCAAACTCTTCAAGCTATAGAGTTCTTTATCGAGTAGGAGGGGGGACCCGAGGAAATTTATTAAGCACTACTATTACTACCCCTGTTACTACAGTGTGGAGTCCAGGTGTGATAGAAAGCACTAGTGTTGCTACGGGAGGCGTAGACGCTGAGACTATTGAGCAAGCAAAGATAAGCGGACCCTTAGTATTTAAACAACAAGATCGCTTGGTAACCTTAGGAGACTACCAATCCTTTGTATCTCGATATAGTAGTCCTACGGGAGGAGCCGCTATCGGAACTGCTGCAACACGAAAAGCCTTTTCTTCTGCCAACGTAATTGATGTTTTCGTTTTACAGAAAGCCACCTCTCTCCAGCTACAAAGAGCTACACTAGACTATAAGGCACATTTATTAGAAGCTATCCAAGAAAAGAAAATGCTTACTGATGAGGTTGTTATTGTGGATGGTCTTATTAGAACTTTGGATCTTATTATTACTTTATATGTTGATATTTCTTTAATGGATTATGAGGAAAGTATCAAGGCAGAAGCAACTAAGGTAATTCAAGGGTTTTTTGCTTATGATCGCTTCGGATTTGCGAAGCCCTTTATTCCCGAGGAACTGAATAGAAATCTGTTTAATATTAACCGTGTTAGATACTCTACACTTGATAATATAAAAACCACTATTACTCCTGATTTTAATGAAGTCATTCAGTTAAATAATATTACAGTTAATGTATCCTATATTTAAATGACAAGAAAATACTCGAAATCTAATTTTGTTGACGCAGTAAAAATTATTACTCCAGATGTATATCTTGAGGAGGACAGGGCTGCGGGATCACAACAGGTTAGATATACTGATCAGATTATTAACAGCCACTTAGTTGGCATTGAAGAAATTTCAACCGCAAATGATTCTCCTATAGGGGGGCAGTCTCCCTTTTTACATTTAAGTTCTATTCCTAATAGTGTATCTTATAGTTCCATTGATACTCCTGAAGGTTTCTCTAGGTACTTTATAAAACAAAACAAGCTAACTAATCTTACGCCTGAACAGTTTGATTTCCGTATGCTACGTCCTTTAAATACTAAGCTTAAGGATTATGAAACTTCGACTGCGTTTAAAGCTTTTGTAAGTTCTACCATGCTTCCTATGTTTACTTTAAATTCTTCTTCGCTGTTAGCGGATAATTCAGGGGTATTTAATGATCAAACCACCGCTTCAGGAATCCACGAGTACTTTATAACTAATTTGGGGTGGCTGTACTTTTTAAATACAAGTGGGCCTGTTTACGACCCCTCCACTTTAGTTTTGGATTCTTTAGTGAATACTGTTTATGGAGGATCCCCTTATAATTTAAATGACGCTATAAAAGACTACCAAACTTATGTTTGGAAAAATTATTACGATTATACTGCGTCAGATCCAGCAAGCGACCCCGCTAACCCTACGTATAATACTACGGCAGGATTCAATACGCTAAATGCTGATCTTATTCCGCAGTCATTTGCCTCTGCTGTAGGGACGTTTACTAGTGGAACCCAAAATTTAGAGAAGCTCAAAACTTTTGTCGATATCATCTATTCTCCCCTTTACATTGATCGTGAAGATGATACTGTAAAAAAAGCTGTTAACGAGTTCTTAACTACAAACTCACGCCTCTCTTCTTTGGAGTTCACGGGTCCCTTCTCTAAATATCTTCAAGCGGTTTCCTACTTATTACGTGATATAGACAACGAAGTAGAATCACTAGAGACGTTACTTTCTATTCAAGAGTGTCCTGTTGAGTTTTTGCCGTACCTTGCCAGCCTTATTGGGTGGAACTTATACGGTATTAATGAAGTGGGTTGGAGACATCAATTATCTAACGCTGTAAGGTTATATAAAAAGCGAGGGACTAAAGCGGGTTTAGAAGAGGCGTTGGACGCTGTTATTATTCAAAATCCTCTCGATACTAGCAGTCTGATCACGGAAATGTACGAGTCGTATCTCCCTAATCTTCTTTATTATTTATTATTAACCGACTCTCCTCTTTTCACCGAAGACTTATATACGCCTGAATTTGCGGAAGCTTTAGGGGTAGGTACTTATAGTGTTAATAATATGGATGTTAATATTAGAGCAGCCGTTGACTCGATCATCCAAGGAGCTATAGAAGAGTTCCCGCACTTATTCATTAATCGTAGTGAACCTTTTAGAGTAAATATATTATCTAACGGTAAAGCTTGGTTCGGAGATATACTTCTCCATCCTGGTTATGAAGATCAGTACATTACTACTAATGGGGTTCCTGTAGCTATCAAAGCAGACCCTAATTTCGTGTTTAATTATCGAACTCCCAACCACATAACGCAAGTTCCTCCGTGGGAAGAAGAGAAGTTTTATAAAAGTTGTGGGATTACTTCCGATCTTCTTGATTACTACGCTAGAAAATTAAAAGTGTTTTGTGTAGATCAAAAAAATAGGGAAGCCTTTGTTGATTATGTTTCTGAGTATGTTTTAGGTATTAAAGATACTGATCTTTATTTAGGAAACTCCTACGTGTTCCACACTTCTTCCCAGGAGTATGCCCCCAATCATGATCATATTTTAACTAATTTTGAAACTTCTTCTTACACCGCTTTAAGCTTGTGGAATGGGAAGTCTTCCACATTTGATATGACGATTGGCGCAGGAGCATTCTCCAGCACTTTCTTTCAAGACGTTTCTGGGCAATATACTGTTCAGCAGGTGATTGATACTTTACGCATTGTAGATGAATTTAGTCCAGCCAAAACAATTCCTAGAGTTCGTCTCAATCTAACTCAAGAGGAGCATTTAAGCGGGGTTGATTATATGTGCCCCACCCTTCATTGGGGGATAAAAGACTTGCCTCCGGTTTCTGGAACCCTGTCTAATACCGAAGTTTCAGGTGTAAATGATAGGGGTACAGGGTATGCACTAGGGTATGATATTTATCCAGCTTATGATGACAGCCAGAGTACTGTATCACATGAATTTGCTCCGTGTTTTCATCGCACGGGCTCCAAGTACTCCCTCAGCATTCCTCGATCTGTTGTAAACACCTCTGCTACGGTTCCTGAAAATATTAGTAGAAATACAAATCGAAGACGAAATTTTTATAATACTTTAGATCAAAAGGGATTGTACGATAGAACTGGGTGGAACATGCCTTCCTTCTACAATGGAGCAAGTTCTCTAGTAGATTACTACCCTTTAGGGCTTATCCCATCATCATTTAGTTTTGCTGATGGAAGCCCTCATAATCTCTCAGGAGTGTACTCTAGAGATTGTGCTACTAGTGCCTCTAATAGATCTTACTTTGATGTTCCTGTTAGCGGAGCTTTCTCTGTTCGAGGAAATACGGGAATTACCTTCTCTTCTTGTGATTCTTATGTGAGAAGAGATTTAGTTTCTCCTGAGATATTGCTTTTCTTTAACTTGGAGGAGAAAAAGAAAAAAGCTTTAGCTTATGCTACTTACAAACATAATGAGTCCTTGCTTTCTCACAGTACTTCTTGGCTTAATTATACTGATTCTTTTGCAAATAGGATGGGGGATTTAAGTGAGAATAAATACCAGAGCCCTGCCTTGGACATACGAAAAACAAGCGTAGGTTCTTTGGGGGGCGTTCAATCAGTTTACAATGACTATAATGAATTCTTTGGATCGTCTATTTCTTTTAGCTCTCTTCCTGAGAACTTAGTTGAAAAGCACAAGCATGGTGGCCCAAATATTTTATCTCATGTATATGGTCCTATCTATAGAAATGCAGATTTTTATTATGACGGAAGTGCTGCATTACACACAAGCTCAGGGTTGATTAATAGATCAATAAACAATCCTCTTGCGTTAAATTTAGCTTTAAGTGGATCTAATTATACGAGCATCGGCGTAGAGCCTTATTTCTTCTCTTCTATAAATCAGGAGGCACCTTATTTTGGGTTCCCTGAGTATAGAACTCAGTTTGTTTTAAGTGGGGTAAACTTTATTGATAGTTCTGCTACTTATGGAAGTCCTGCTAATGAGTTTGTAGTTTATCAATTAGCAGAAGAGGCAAAATCAACCGTCTCTACGGATGATAATTATTTAATCAATAATAAATGCTTAATGATAAAGAAAAAATCACACGGGCTACCCAGGTTTTCCATTGATATTCGTGGACAAGAGGACACCAAAAATATCTTAATCCCTGAGCATGATTTTGAGTTTTCGGTAGATTATCTTATAGGAAACCAGGAAGAGAGGACTTTTGGGGGTGGGGGGATTGGTGTTATTCTTCGAACTAAAGTTGAGAGTGCTAAGGGGGATAATAAGGTCTTCTTTGTCTGGACCCCTCAGCAAGAGTGGAAAATGGTTAATGTTAATGACGTAACTAATGGGTATACCAGCATTGATAGTTTGGTGAATAATTACGCGCATATTTTCCCTGGTGGGGAAACTTCTACTGTGGCGCTTCCTACGGACTGCCCTTTATCTCTTACTGAGGCTCCTGATAGTTTATTATCCCGAGTTAATAAAGATACTTTCCAACAAGGGGTATTTAAGTTTCATACGCGAAATCTAAGTACAAAGCCTCCTTTGGAGTATGGTACATACCTACAAAGAGGGGGATCCTTTAGTGTGTATAACGGGCGAGCTGTTCAAGTGCATAGGGCAAACATAAATAAAAATGCGTTAACACAAAATTATTTTATTGAGGTCTTTCCTCTTCCTACAAATTCAGATAAACAATATGCCCTTTTCGATAATATTAAAGTTGTAGATACGACATTAAGAGAGGCTGCAAGTATTCCCTACAGTGGAGACATTGTTGATTTGAATCGTAAGCGCGACGAGGTTGAGAGTACTGTTTTTTATAATTCAAAAGGAAAGCGGCTAGATTTTAGTCCTGTTGTTGTAGGTTCGTGGAATGATGTTGGCACAGCGGATCTTTTTACCATTGCGACACCCCCTCTGCCTTTCGCGGGAAACCTTTCCGTGTGGAATACCTTGCCTAAGGATAATACTTTATTCAGACGGTGGGTTTTGGAGTCCACCAGCAAAATATTCACGCAAAAATTCTTACAGAACTACCCAATAGCTGGAGAGGGTTCGTTGTGGAGTGAGGACGACGCACCTTGGGGAAGAATCCCCTTTACTGGGTTAGTAAACAAGACATGGACCTCTACTTCTACAGGGTTTGGTAATGCGCAGACAACCCCAGGGTACTCTGGTAATACCCTTACGCTTAATAGTAAAAGAGCATTGCTTTCACGGTATTGGGAGCAAAGAAAGGGCTTTTTATCTTTCGGAGATTGG